TTACAACCAGGTCATACACAGGAAACTTTGGGTATAGCTTCCACAATAGCTATGTTACATAAGGGAACATCTTGGCAACATTTTGGACACTATAAAGCTGAAGATGGTGATGTTGGGGTTTATGATGCTGTTGGTTTATATTTGGGTTCAGAAAGGTTCAATGATACTACAAGAAAAATAGAATATTCACTACACTTAACAGAAAATTTAAGTGAAGATTTTAATCCATTTAATCATATGATACAATATGATAGTCCTCAAACAATTATAGATAGTCATAGAATAACTCTAAATTCAAAAATGGAAGATATATATTTGTCATCTAAGAAAAATATACATCTTGGTGCTAGAAAAGATATAACAATAACATCAACAGATAGTTTAATATTTAACACAAAATATACTTATTTAGGAGCTCCAGCAAAGTTACATCATTATAATAATGAATTAGATGATGGTGATGAAGCTAAAGATGATAATTTACCTTTACCAGAACCAATGGTTTTGGGTCAGGAGTTGGTTAATATATTAAATGAATTGATAGATACATTACAAACAGCTTGTTATATAACACCAGCTGGTGCTCCAATGCCTTTAGTTGATAATATGTTTAAACCAATTTCTATAGAAGATAATCCTGGATTACAAGTTTCTGGAAGTGAACAATTAGTTAAAGATGCTGGTGGTACACCACTATCAAGAAAAAGTTTATTTTCTATAAAAAGAAAATTAGAAGGTATAAAAAGTGAATATCATTTTATAGAAAATAATGATGAAGATAAAAATCCACAACAAGGTGAATCCCCATCGGAACAACAAACTGGTGGTTCAGCTGAATAATTTAAAATAAATAAAGAGGTAATTATGAAAAAGAAAAAAACAACAACAAGACAGGTAATTAGACAAATCGTTAGAGAAGAAGTTGCGATGGCAATTCAAGAAGTAATAACTGAATTAAAACAACCAACACAACAAGTTTCTCAACCAACATCTAAAAAAATTGTTAACAAAAAATTATATACAAAAAATTCTGTACTAAATGATGTATTGAATGAAACAGCAAATGGAGATTGGAAAACATTAGGTGGTGGTGAGTTTACTTCTGAAAGAATGAATGAATTGGTTGGTGGTGGCTATAGTGAAATGATGAATGGAGATTCACAACAAGTTGTTCCTTCAAGTGACCCAATGGCACAATTCGTTAATAAAGATTATAGTAATGTTTTAAAAAAAGCTAAAGAAATAGATGACAGAAAACGAGGAAAATAAATAAATGGCAATTGTTAAAAGTCAAAAAATAGGTGAAATTCCAAAAACAATATATGTTGGAAAAACAATTGATGATTTAAGAAAAGATTCAAGTTCTGATAAATTAGGATTGTTAGGAAATTTAATATTGGCTAAAGTAGAGGGAGAACAGGTTATTAGGGATAAGACTAATAATAAAGAAAAAGCTACTGTAACAGATTCTCAACAAAAAGAAGCTGAAGGTATAAGAGATGCTATAATAAAATTCTTAACAGATCCAAAATTATATTGGACTGTTTCTAAATTAAAAGCTTCACTTGAAATTGAAAAATTTGAAACATCGGGACCTGTTGGGATAAGATCTACTGATATAATTGTAAATGGACCTGTTGTTAGTGGTGGTTCTTCTCCTGGTGGTATGGTACCTGGTGCTATAGGAAATGGAACTATTACTGAACCCCTTTCTATGGCTAAAAGTGGTGGAAAACACGGTAGTTCATTGAAATCATTTGGACACGCTTATATAGGTGAAGGAGATATGGATGTGGTAGAAAATTCAGATACTAATATAGCACAAAATGAATTTACAGCGGTTAATTTATATTTTAATAAAATAAAAAGTGAGATATTATAATGGCTATTAAAGATACAACAAAAAAACCATATATCGCAGATAGAGAAGATAATGTTTTTATAGGATTAGATTTACCAATTAGAAGGGGTGATGGTATAGATGGTTATTTTGCATCAACATCTACAACAATTGAAGCTGTAAAAAACAATATCAGAAATTTATTATTAACAGAAAGTGGTGAGAGAGTAATGCAGCCCGATTTTGGATTGAATTTAAGGTCAGTTTTATTTGAACCATTAACTGAAGATTTAATATTTAGCGTTCAAGAAGAGATTGTAAATAAAATGGCTTTTTGGTTACCATTTGTAAATCTTACAGACATTCAAATATTTGAACCCAATAATGACAATGGTTATGATGTCAATACTGTAACTTTAAAAATTGAATTTAATATACAACAAGATCCAACAACACTCAACACTATTCAAGTTGATGTTAATCAAACTGGTGGTAGTATTACACCTGTTACTAATACTGGTGGATATTAATAATGGAGATAAATAATGCCTTATAACGAAACAGAATTTAAAGAATCAAATGTGAATTATATAAATAAAGATTTTAGTGATATTAAAAAATCTTTAATTGATTATGCAAAATCTTATTTTCCAGATACATATAGAGATTTTAATGAATCTTCACCTGGTATGATGTTAATAGAAATGTCAGCCTATGTTGGTGATGTATTATCATTTTATATCGACCAACAATATAAAGAAATGATGTTACCACTCGCTGAAGAAAGAAGAAATGTTATTAATATGGCTAAAATGTTAGGTTATAAAGTAAAACCAACCGTTCCCGCTTTTGTTGATTTAACATTTTATCAGAATGTAAACTCTCAAGCAGATGATACTGCTAAAATAGATTATTCTTCTGCGACTAATTTTGATAAAGGAATTCAAGTTCGAGCTTCAAGTAATTCAAATATTATATTTGAAACTTTAGAATATTTAGATTTTCAAATAACTGGTTCTAATGATACTGATATTGTACAAACAACAAATTCTGATACACAATTAGCTGAAACATATAGAATTGGTAGAACCGTTAAAGCTATTAGTGGAGAAACTAAAACACATAGTTTTACAGTTGGTGCACCAGAAAAGTTTTTAAGATTAACACTACCTGAAAAAAATGTAATTGATATAATTTCTTGTGTTGATACTAATAATAATAAATGGTATAAGGTAGATTATTTAGCACAAGATAAAGTTCCACAAGAAACCCACTACACAGATGACGCGTCAAGAGATAACGCTTATGCTTCTACAGTAGAAGGAGTGACAGAAATAAGTGATATAGCTGTTCCGTATTCTTTAGAATATATAAGAACACATAAAAGATTTATGGTTGAGATAAATGAAGATAATACAACATCATTAATTTTTGGAAATGGTATATTAAAGGGAAATACAATAGGGGATAGTTATTTACAATTAGAACAGACTGGAATTACTATACCAGGTCAAACTACTGAATTAACAGATTCATTAAATAATTTATTGGGTGATGAACAATCAACACTTGGTGAAGCACCAAATAATATAGAACTAACTGTAACATATAGAACTGGTGGTGGATTAGCATCAAATGTTTCTACTGGTGATTTAAATACAATTGTTACAGGTGGAACTGGTGTTTTAAGTGTTCAAAATCTTATTCCAGCGAGGGGTGGTAAAAGTCAAGAGTCTATAGAAGAAATTAGACAAAACGCTACTGCAAACTTTTCTACACAGGATAGGGCAGTAACAAAAGAAGATTATGAAGCTAGAATATTAAACATGCCGACAAAGTATGGTGGAATTGCGAAGGTATATGTTTCGAGATCTCAGCCGACTACAGATACACCATCTTTGAACATGGAGTCCCTTGTTCAAGGAATTCAAATGCAGGCGGATATGTTAAACTATTCTGTAAATGATCCCAGTGGATTGATGTATAGTCTATGGACAAACGCATCCAGTCCCAACTATGATGGTGCACCTTCACAGGTAGCTGGAGATTTTTTAAATGAGATTGGTATGTTTGCAAATAATTTACAAAATGAAATAGCATCATTAATCGCAACACCACCACCAAATTTAAATTATTTTGGAACAATAGATATTTATATATTAGGTTATGATAAAAATAAAAATTTAGTTGGTAACCCACATCAGTCAGATTTAGAATCAAATGATGGTGTAACATTATTAATGGAACAAAATATAAAAAATTATTTAAATGAGTACAAAATTTTAACAGATGTCGTAAATATACAAGATGGTTATATAATTAATTTTGGAGTTGAGTTTGAAGTTGTTGCACATAAATATGCTAATAAACAAGAAGTCAAATTAAGGTGTATTGATGTTATAAAACAATATTTTATTATAGACAATATGAATTTTAATCAGGCTATAAATACAAGTCAATTAATGTACGAGTTAATGGGAGTGGAGGGTGTTAGGTCTGTTAACGATGTAGTTATAACACAAAATTTACAAAATGATTCAAAACTTTGGAATTTCTTATATGACAGTGAGGTTGGGGGAATGATTTCGGAAGGTGGTACTGCGGGTTATGGTTATAAATATGATTTTGAAGTCGCTAATAATGGGTTAGGATTAATAGTTCCCTCAAGTCCTTTAGGTACACCATCAGTTTTTGAATTAAAAGATCCTAACAATAACATACAAGGAGTAGTATTATAATGCATTATTTTATTTTTCCAACAGCAGATTCTTGGATTTCAAGTGGTTCTTCAAATGTAACTGGAGAATCTTTTAGAGATCAAAATTTTGGTCAGGATGAAATTTTAGAATTAAAAAAAGAATACTTTAACAATACTTTTGATTATGAAACAAGAATTTTAATTAATTTCAAAGGTGATAGCTTTACAGAAATTTCAAAATCTATAGTAGATGGTAATATACCTCACGCTTCAACTGGTAATACTAAATATTATTTAAGATTGTATGAAACAGAAGGAAATAAAGAACTATCTTCTGATTATGAAATACAAGCCTTCGCATTATCTCAATCATGGGATGAGGGTACTGGTAAGATTACTAATGACCCAAAAATAACAAATGGTTGTAGTTGGGAAAATAGAAACTTTCCAGCTGGAGGGAATGCTGTATCTTGGAGTGCTATAGATGGAACATCTAAACATGGTGGTCATGTTATGACTGGTAGTGGTTATGAAGCTTCCCAATCATTTTCATATCAATCAACTGATATTGAAATGGATGTAACGAGTATTGTAGATAATTGGTTAATTGGTTCAGCTAGTAATAATGGATTTCTTTTAAGATTCAGTGCGAGTATTGCTCCAAATTTAATTAATACAACTGATCCAGGAATAACTGGTTCGTTTGGACATCTAAAATTCTTTTCAAGAAACACACACACAATTTTTTCACCGAAATTAGAAGTTAGATGGGATGACCATTTACCTTGTACTGGTTCAAATACTGGTAGTCTTACATCATTAACCTCATCAGGTGAAGTTGATAATTATTTATATATGATTGGGTTAAAAGATAGTTATAAAGAAACAGAAAAAGTTAAATTTAGAGTTGGTGCTAGAAAAAGATATATACAAAAAACATTTTCAAATTCCGTTCAAAGACACTCAGGCTCCTACATATCTGAAGGTAGTGGTAGTTATTCTATTATGGATATAGCTACAGGAGAAACTATAGTTCCATTTAGTTCATATACATCAATGAGTTGTGATTCTACTTCAAATTATTTTATACAATGGATGAATACATTTGAACCAGATAGGGTTTATAAAATAATTTATAAACTTAAATATGATGATGGACAGGAACAAATAATTGATAATAATTTTGAATTTAAAGTTAAGAGGTAATAGGTTATGGTAACAATAGAACAATTTTTAGATGAAATAGCACATGCATTAATCACTAATATAGATGCTTTATCTGGCGGTGGTGATTTAGCTAATAAAGAATTTTTAAGACAACATCAGAAAACAGTTAGAGATGGTATTACTCAAAGAATGGTTACTGATGATGAAAAAATACTAATTTATCAAAGAGATGAAAAAGCCAATCAAGAAGATTTTAATGTTATTGATAGTGGTGAATATAATAATCTAAAACAAATTTATGAATCTTTTGTAAAAGATGCTACCTCACACGATTCTAATATTTCACCTGTCGCTGTTAGTGTATCTGTATCACCTGAACAAGTAGTTTCAGTTTCAGTTACCACAAATCTTACAATTAATGGTGCTGTTGATATAACTCCATATATTTTTCCGAATGATGATAATGCAAACAATCCATTAAATATAAGTCAATATATACAACTTAATAGAGAAACACCAGTATATGATGTAGATAATATAAAAGAATTTTTTGACATTAGAATTCATGAATTATTGCCACAACAAAGAACTCGCCAACAAAGAATAAATGATTTTTTTAAAGAATATGAAATTTTAAAAGGAGATTATCCAGAATTTGCAGATTATTCAATACCACAAGATTATCTTATAGAACCACAAGAGGGTTATAATTCTAGTCATGATATTTCTTATATACAAGATTATCCAACTGAGGCATCGATATCAGAACAACAATCTTTTATAACGAGACTTAATGTTGATAGTAATCAAAAAAATAAAAATAAAACATTAGAAGCTTTAAGAGATGATTTAACTTTATTTTTAAAAGATATAGACCAAGATAATCAAGCTTTAATACAAGATGAAAGACCACAATATGAAAATAAATCAGAGGGTTATTTAAAAATAAGAAATTTAAATCAAGGTATAATTATAAGAAAACAAGAAGGTGATGATGTCGGAATTGAAAAAAATACACCTATTCCAATATCACCTAACACCGCTGGTGCTATAGATTATTACCACCCATATTATAATCCTAATGCAGCTGCTGGAGAAGAATTTTTAATACCAGCTGGTTCTGGTCCAAATTATTTAATTAATGGTTTTACAATTACAATGTGGGTAAAATTTTTAGATACAACATCAAAAGGAACACTTTTTAATTATGGAAATCCTTTAAGAGGATATGATCCAAAGGGATTTAGATTAGAAACATTTGTTCTTGGTAGAGATGAGTTATTAACATCAGATAGATCTGATGGATATGTTACTTGGGGTGATGTTGTTGATGGAGAGGGGTTAGATGATTTATTTGTAAATACAGATTATGAAAGATTTATTAGACTCATAGTTTTAGATAATTTAGATAAAACACAATCAACAGTTGGAAAATTATATGATAGTCATTTGGGAACAATTGGGATGGACAAGAAATCTTTTGTTCCTGAATTTGGTAAACCCGAAACATCTCAAACTCCTTATTTTGAAGGTGATGAAAAATATTTATTAGCTCATACTAGAGTACCAATAGATTTTAATGAATGGTATTTTATTGTCGCTACTTATAATCCTATGATAAATGATGATGTAAGTATAGCCACAGATTATTTACAAAATAGTGATTATTGGACTGGTAATGTAACTGGTGATGGTATTTATGTAGATAATTCAGGATTAGGTTCTAAATGTAAAATAGAAATAATATCAAAAAGTGATTTATTGAGAGCTAGAGGATTCGCTCCAGAAGAAATTTAAATTAAAAGGTAATCAATGGGTATTGTTATTAGAAAAAACCAAAAAAAAATCATCAATGAAAAAACTAATTCTGATGACAGAATGAAAATTAATTCTGATGAAAGGATAATACCCCGTTCAACAGAATTACCTGAAAATCATATTGAAATAGGAAATTGGTTTATACTAGATACTATTACTCATTATATTGGTTGGAATGGTAAATTTTATGAATTATCAAATATGGCTGGAGTTGGTTTACCAACTGGGAATAA